CTATAATTCATTTTTAAATTGGATGATGATATATATTGTTTTAACTGAAGATTTTGGACTTTCAGAAGATGAGTTCAATATTGCTGTTTATGGTGATGACAATGTTATTACTACGAGAAAGAAAGGTATTACATGTAATCATATTGCATGGCATATACTTAGGCGTTTCGAGATGGAATATACTCATTTTTCTAAAACATTTTCTGATGTTCATGATGATTTGTTTTCTATTAGGTATTTAGGAAGAGCTTTCGTTCGACATGAAGGAATTCTTAGGTGCCCATTAGCTAAATCCGTCATTTGTGAATCTATTTATTGGTATCATTCAGATAAGGAAGAACTTTCTTTAACATCAGCTATTGGCTCTATGTTTTTAGAAATGTCTCATTACTCCCGAGAAGAATATGATAGTTTTGTACATCAATTTACAGACATACTATCAGAAATCAACCCGGTCTTACTGGATGTAGTTAATAGAAATATTCTTGTGAATTCGTATGATTCATACAAGAGAAAATTCTATATTGAAGATTGTAAATTTGAGGTATGTGATGACCAATACGGAATTATCCACAAACAATCGCTTTATAATAAATTTGCTGCTCAAGCTGGCGTCTCTAGTAATGTGTCTACGACACGTAATGTAATGTTCACTGATCGAAGTGACAATGAATTGAATGTGACTCAAGAAGTTCAACTTGGATTAATCCAAGATGCTGCTCCTATCACTTCAACTGCTACAAATCCTGATCCTCTGCAAGGAGCTTATCAGGGTAATAATATGGAAATATTTAATTTGAATCAAACCATTGAAAGGTTTTATACTCTTGGTATCGAATCCTGGCTCACTGGCGTTGGTGCAGGTTCTGTATTAGGTTTTTATGACTTTCCAGATAGTTTGTTTACTCAAAACTATATGGCAAGTGTTCTTCCACACTTTAATATGTTTCGTGCTGGTATTCGATTTTCTGTTAGAATTGCATCTTCACGATTTTGTTATGGTTCACTGATGGTTGCTTATGTTCCTGATATTACTTCTGAATTATATCTCAATAGAGATGGAGGAATTTTCCAACTTTCCGGTTTTCCACATATGATAGTTTCTGCTAGTCAAAGTGAAGCTGGAATTTTAGATGTTCCATTTATCTCTCCACAAAGATTTATTGATACAAAAACTTACACAACTGGCTGTATGGGTCGTTTTGTGGTTATTGTTCTCAATCCATTAAATAATATCACTGGTGAAGTTGATGAAGTTCAAGTCACCATTCAAGCTCAATTTCTTGAAGCTGAAATGTGTCTTCCTAAAGATAGCACACAAAGCAACAAGACAATTGTCAAAGAAGCTCGAAAGAAAAGTAAATCCCAAACAATCTCTGATGATCAAGAAGAAACTTCTGTCATGGGAGGTATTGTTAAGTTTGGTGCATTTATTAAGAATTTTGCTGATTTCTTCGAAACACATCCTGAAGCTGTTGCTGCTGGTGCAGAAGCTTTGTCTATGGTTGGTCTTTGTAAGCCTACTACACAAGTTATGCCATCAGTTACTGGTTTAAGTGTTACTCCTACGTTTAATTATGGAAAGGGTGCTTTTACTGGAAATGTTTTTGCCATGGATTCTGCTGAAAGTATTGCTACTCGCAACACTGTAGGTGGAGTTAATGCTGATGAAATGCGACTCGATTATATAGCTGGTACTCCTATGTTGACTAGTTCTCAAGGTTTTACTTCTAGTACTACTGGACAATTAATTGGAACTACTTCATGGGATACTGCTGCAACGACTGGAGGCACTTATAACTATGTGGATTTTCTTACACAGTGTTTTGGGTTTACCTCTGGTTCCTATAAATTCAAAGTTTATATCATCGCATCTCAAATGCATGCTGCTAGATTGGTCTTTTACCTTGCTACTACTGAAGCATCTAATTATGAAGACTGTTATCACAGGGTCATTGATGTTCAAGGTGATACTAGCTTTGAAATGACTGTACCATATTGTAATAACACTTTTTCTCGTGATACGTATGGTGCATCTGATGTTCCCTATAATATATATTGTACTGTTCTTTCTTGGTCTCAACCTACTCCTGCTGCTGA